GCATTTGGCATTGATTTGTACTGCTCTGAATTGCTGCGTGTCCGACATCCTGGCACTTTATGACGAAAAGGCTGGCGCGTACATAGAGTTCCCAATGATTGACTCTGATGTGGACGCCTTTAGCGTGTTGCAGAAGATTGCATTCCAGATCAGGCCGGTGCTCAAAGAGTACACCACGGATAAAGTGCTTGTTCACAAATAATAGCCATTCCTGCGTAAAAGGGCCCCGGACGTTCAAACGTCCGGGGTTTCTTCTGTCTCTGAAACGTGTTCAATCAAGTCCCCTGGCTGGCAATTTAGAACTGCACAGATTCTATCCAGCGCATATATGGGATACTGCTTTACGGTTCCGTTGCAAATGGCCGAAATAGTTGGTGGCCTGATTCCTGTCTTTTCAGCTAGTTCCTTCTGTGTCATGTCCCGGATTGCAAGCATTACTTTCAGTTTTGACTTAATCAAGTTATCACCCCCGCTAAAAGAATACCACGATTTTCGTTATCCGTCAATACGAACTCCGAAAATATTTTGCGATTTTTATTATAAAATTACGAATTTTGTATTGACAAATTACGAAAATCGTAGTATACTATAACCAGACCAAGAGAGAAGGAGGTGAGGTAATGGCAGAGACAGCAGACACCGAAAAAGCCCTGCAAGAGCTTTTGAAGATTCTGAGTGAGCATCCAGAGTTGGCAGACCGGATCGTAATCACGATTAGACCTTCAAGAGTTATCAAGCAGGGCACCGACAAGAAAAAGTAAGTCGGTTCTGGGGAGTGGCGGTGGCCACCGCCACTCCTTACCAGAGATTATAACCGGCTTGATTGAAAATATCAAGGAGGAATTTTCAAATGAAAAGCTATCAGGTCTTTTACTGGATCAAGAAAAACCGTCACGAGTATCTGCACCATATGTTTGTGCGCGCTCAGAACGCAAAGGAAGCCTGCAAGGTCTGCAAGGAACAGGTCCTGCTGCAAACGGGCCGGAATGCTTTTCGCCCCACTACGAAAGTCCCGGATGTGGAGAGCATCCGCAATAACCCCTATTATGTTGTCGATTGATGGAGGAACTAAAAATGGCTAAGTGGCAGATATACAACAACCGTGACCGGTTTAACCCGATAACTTGGTCTGACACCTATGCAGAGGCTGTGAGCCTTTGCAAAACAATGGCTGGCGCAGAATCCGGCGTGTATGGCGTCAAAATGCCGGATGGCAGAACAGAGTGGTATGATGCGGATCGATTCCTCTGCTGCTGTAGGTAACGGCACAATTAAGGAGACTGTATTTTCCCCGCCCCGGAGGTTACGAGGGTAGAAAGGATTTCCAAGATGAAATACACAGAAATTGTAAAGCACTTGAGGTCTGCTGGCTATCCGTACCGTATCGTTGGAAACGGAGGGTATGAGGCGGTATTGGTCGGCATCCAACCCTTAAACGATGGCGATTTTATGGCGGTCTATCGTTACCCCGGCGGGGATGCCTGTCATGACCTTGAAGAAATTCGAGAGAGTTGTAAAATAGTCGAAAAATAATACGAACCGCCCGCCCCGGAGGTTACGAAGGCAGAAAGGCTATACAAGGAGGTACAAAACAATGTTTTGGATGGTAGAAGGCCATGAGTGGTTCTGCACCGTATTCCCAAACGACCCTAACGAAATGCCGCAGGATTTTCCAAGCTATGAATCGGCGAGAGAGTACGGAGACGAGATGTTTGGCGAGGGCAACTATACCATTGTAAGCGGCCGCTAATTTACAGCCCACCCCGGAGGTTACGAGGGTAGAAAGGATTTCATCATGTGCAAGCTGATTTACTCAACTTTCCGCGAAGGATACAGCCTTGACCAAATCCGCAATACCATGACCGTCGGAGAGCTAATTGCTTTCCTTGAGGACTTCGACAAGGACACGCCGATTTACCTGGGTTTCGACAACGGCTACATCTACGGCAGAATCTCCGAACAGAGATTTGAGGAAAGCTACGACGAGGAGGGCGACGAGGAATGAACCACATCCGTAGAAAGTCCCTGCAGGACATTATCGCCCAGCTGGAGGCGCTGAGAGACCGTCTGGAGGATTTGCTGGACGAAGAGGATGAATCTCGGGACAATATTCCGGAATGTCTCCAAGCGTCAGAGCGCTATGAGCAGACCGAGGCTGCCTGCGATAACCTGGAGGATGCATTAGGCACCCTGGAAGATACCATCAACAGCATTGAAGCTGCTACGGAATAAGACGCCGCCCGCCCCGGAGGTAACGAAGGCAGAGAGGTACAAAAATGTCTGACACAACAAGAACGGTCACCCTGACAAATTCCCAGTGGGTCACACTGTGCTGCTGTATTCTGGATACCACTTGGTATAGAGAGCATGAATACAAAAAGTGGAGCGCTTTGGCTTCCCAAGCAAAAGAAGACGGAACGCCCATGTATCCGAATGCCGCCGGTAACGCCAGATACTACAAAGAACTGGAAGAAAAATTGACTGATATCCGGCATCAGATTGAGGCATGATGGGAAAACATCCAAATAGCAGAAAAGAGGCCCCGGAGTTTGCACTCCAGGGCCTCAAATATCGAAATCAGTTCTAAAATAGTTGCACCCAGCGGGTACCAGCCGCTGGGTGCCTCACTTGATATTGCAATCATGCCCAAAGGCGATATACAATACCGTTTTTCGCACATCAGCATTGTATCATTTTTCTGCCAAGATTGCAACTACCAAATCATATCTGTGTGGTCATGAAAACGGGGCTCAGCCGATGCCGCCAGCGTAAGCAACGACCCCGACTTTATAGTGGCTTGTGCCATCGACTTTATACCTCACGATGTACATTCCATCAATTTTTCCGAGGCAGTCGCAGGTTTCCTTGGGATTCAGGCTGCCAACCTTCGTTTTCTTGGCGGTATCGGCATAGACGGGCTCCTCGGTGGAGCCATTTTTCCAAGTTTTCACGGTTTCGTAATCCTCCTTTGTTTTGGTGTTTGTTGCAGTTTTTGCAACCGTGGTGGTCGTGGTTGCATCAGAATATGCGGGGCGACCATAGCCCAGGATGTAACTGCTGGTGAGGCTGTAGCTTTTGGCGAACACCCCGCCGCCATTTGCCACCAACGTGCTGCCGCTGGAAGTATTTCCTTCCACGGTACTCACCTTAGACCCAGACACCCCCGTGACCACGCCCACATGACAGGCCACGCCGCCGCTCTGGAAAAAGATGATGTCCCCGGTCTGGGGTGTCTTTTCCCCACGGGTGAAATAGCAGCTCTTGCTTTTGAAAAACTGCACATGGCTGGGACAATAAGCGTATTTCCCAACCGCCGCCGTCTCTCCCGCCTGGGCCGCGCACCAGGACACAAAAATGTCGCACCAGGGCTGTCCCTGCAAGCTGGGCCAGATGTCCCTGGCATATTTTGTGTAGTTGCTGCTGCCGGCGTTGGCGGTTTTGTCGTCCAGCTGCGCGGCGCTCTTCTTTTCCAGATAGCCCACCTCGGCTTTTGCCACGGTGAGCATTGCACTAAGACTCATTTTTTCTTCCACCTTTCTGTAATTTACAACTGTGCTATTCGTCGGTTTCGGCATCGCCCCCGGTGGCCTGACTGCCTGCACTAGCAGCATCCACCAGCCCCTCGGCGATCAAGTAGCCAATCACCGAGGCCCCAGACATAATGCATCCGCTGACCGTTGCCGCTGTAGTCTCGCTGCCTCCAAAGGCCAGGATTATTCCGGCAACAAATCCGGCAACAGCCACCCACAGTTTCCGGCTAGTGAGCTTTTTCTTCCAATCAATCACATGATATTCCTCCTTTGATGATTATTCCGGCGGCATTCGCTCGTCTTCATCACTGTTCGTGTCACCTTTCATTGTTTTTGCAATGGTAATGGCGGCCCCGGATGACACAATCCATTTGGCGAACGAAAAAACTTCGCTCGTCAATGCGCTGTCCAGTTGAATGCTGTATCCTAATTGCATTCCCAGAAAACCAAGAACGATGTCCGCGACCGTGTATGCGACGATCAGGATGCACACCAACAGCAGCAATTTGTTTCGCGTTTTCATTCCGGACGGTGTTCAAGGTCCTCGATACGATGGTTGATGACCTTGATCTGTTCCTCAACAACCGGCATTCTTCGCGCAAAATTGTTGTGCTCCCGGACTTCACGGGTCAGTTCCGCCAGTTTCTCATTGGTCACCGCCTGGGCCTGGGTAAGATTCTGTTCTGCTTTTCGGTTTGCCGCCGTGTTGGACAGCACTACGCCAATCAGACTTAACCCGCCGGTGATCAGTGCCACAATGATTGCTTCCACCTTCATCACCTCCAATCTAAAAATTTATCACAGGAATGCAAAACGCCCGTAGCCAAAATTATGGCTACGAGCGATGGTATATTGTCAGTGAGACTTGCGTATTAGGACAAAATCCTGCAAGACCTGATTCCGCAGGGCATCGTTGTTGCAATGCTTCATCAGGCCCAGGTAGCTTTGGATGACACTGGTGCAGTATTCCAGTGGCAGTTCCCCGGTGGCATAATGTTTTCGCACAAAGTCCAGGTGCCGCTTCATTCGGAGGGTGGTTGATCGCCTGAGTTCCACCTTTTCAGGCCAAACACGGCGCCCCACAAACTCCACGCCTGCATCAACCGGCATAACCGCAGTTTTGCTGTTGAGCTGTAGCCCCAGCCGCTCCTGAAGGAAATCATCCACTGCACCGATTGCAACCCAGGCATCAGCCTTAGATGGTGCGAGCAGAATCATATCGTCCATGTAGCGGATATAGTAGGGAACCCGCAGTTCGCGCTTGACATAGTGGTCCAGTGGCGTCAGTACCACATTTGCTGTGGTCTGGGAAATCAGGGAACCGACCTGCATCCCAATGCCGGATATCCGTTCCGCCGTGGACACGTCGGTGCAGTCCAGTGGCAATCCCAATGGCCGCCCGTCGCTGTGGATTGCTTTTTTCAGAAACCACACCATGTCCGGGTCATCCAATGGGCGGCTCATTTCTCGGAGCTGTACTTCTACCGGGACGCGGAAGAAGAACTTCGCCACATCCATTTTCCCAATCACCCAGTCTCCCGGCTTCCGGCACACCAGCTGGAGCCAGTATTGGAGTTGGTTTACCGCAGCCAATGTTCCCCGGCCCGGAACGCTCCCATAGCTGTGCTCATAGAAGCTTTGGGAGTAGATGGGCCATAACACCTTATATGCCGCACAGTTGATTACCCGGTCTGCGAACGGAGCCGAATGAATCAGCCGCATTTTCGGGAAATACTCATAGAATGGGTGGAGCGGGCCTGGCTCATAGGTTTTCCATTGCAGCCGATTGACGGCATCAATCAAGTTTTCCTCGAGGTTCGCGGAATATTCCAGCACATTATCATGATACCGCTTGTTTTTGCGGGCCAATAGATAACCGGCATACATGTTGTCGTAGGTTGCAAACCGTTCAAAAACATGGGTGTGCTTTTCCATTTCGTTCATCCCCCGAGGGCCGCACGTTGCAGGCGCCGTGCCGACAGCCGGAACGCCGGTATTTGCGGCATATATTTTTAGGCCATTACTGACCTAGGGGACAGATCCCTTTACTACCGATGCACTGGAGGCAGACCCATTAGGTCTGCCACATCTGGCTTGACGGTAAAGCGGAGCGGAAACCGATGTTCGTGTTCGTATTCGAGCGAGTGTTGTTGCCGTTGAACGAGGCGAGCCCATAGGAAGCGTTGTTCCAGTTGCCGCCGGAGTAGAAAAGCCGCATCGATCTGTTCCCTATGTCATGTGGATTTGGACCCGTTGACGGCCTTGATCCATCCACCTAACATTTTACCGATTTCCACCAGCATCCCGGCCCAAATCTCGTATTTTTTCAGAGGCAAAAAACCGAGATTGAAGGACAGGCGGATATAGGCTCGAAGTTTCATAATCTCCACGTCCATATCCTGCAAGGTGGATTTCTTGTAGTATTTCTTTTGCGCCTCAATGCACCGGGACAGCAGGGTATCCATACTGTGCTTGATGTCGGTGACCAGGGCAAACTTTTCACTTTTAGGGAACTGAGCCAATGCTCCATAGGCATACTCCATCATATCGAAAATCTTTTGGAGTATCTTCAAATCCTCAGCCATGCTGTCGCCCCATCCCCGTGTGAAAATACAGTTTGAATTATAACACTGCTTTTCAATTTTTGGGGGGAAATGGAGCGTTTGTAACGGAATACGGTACGCAAAATTTCTAAAAAATTTCCCCCGCTATCGCGGGGGAAGCAGTACGCAGTTATGCAGTAGGCAGTTTGGCATAAGCGGAGCGGAAACCGATGTTCGCGCCCGCATCCGAGCGAGTGTCGTAGCCGCTGAACGAGGCGAGCCCACAGGAAGCGACGCACCAGCGGCCGCCGGAGCAGAAAAGCCGCTCTGCCGCGCCATTGTTAAAATAGCAAAGATGTGCACTGAACAGCTCAGAATCCGCATACATCAGCATTCCAAGATTCTGGAGGATCAGTTTTGCTGCATCAGAAATCGTACTGTCGCACACGATGTTTGCAAACGTGCTGCTAACGCCTGTGTCTTTTTTATTGGTGATGGTAGTCGAATAGGTCAGCTTGCCGCTGATATAATCCATCTTGACCGTTCCAGAGGTAGTTCCGCTCCCATCCGGCGTGACCAGTTCACCCGTGCTGGCATTGATAGCCTTCCATTCCGTAGAAGTGGCCAGCTGGCTCTTGGCGGCATCAGCGCCGTTGTTGTTTGCCAGCACCTGCAGTTCTCCATAGACGGTGCGAATACCGCCGCACCATTCCCATACGTTTCCGCACAGGTCGGCGATGCCGGAGGGCGTTTGGTCATGATACCACGTCAGAGGCCCGGTGCCAGTGGCGATCCGGGCTGTTTTGCCGCTTTCCAGGTAGGAAGGGATGGCCTTGTAAACACTCTCCGTGGAGTGCTTTCCGTAGCTATTGTTGCCCAAGGGCATAATGCCGTTGCGCTGGCACCAGCGCACAATCAGGCCCCATTCCATCCTGGTAATAATGTGCCACCCATCGCCCTTCGCCTCGCAGGCCGCACGCGCGACATCAAAATTGATACTGCATTTCGGGTCTACGCCGGGCAGCGAATAGGCACGGCTGTTCTGGATGATATTCTGATATTTGGAGATGTAGATTTCGTCAACCTCTGTGCCATTGATGATAAATGCAGGATGGACTGCCGTGCTGTCACCCATTCCAAGCTGGGCATAGGTCATCTTGGGAATCTTCACCATAATGGAGGGCATTCCCAGGTCATCATACAGAATCACATTGTTTGGGCATATCCCGGCAATTGCCAGGGCTGCAAGATCGTAATTGTTTGCCATAATGTTTCCTCCTTATTCAACGGCCCAGAGGGTCAAGGTAACGGTATCCATGTCCAGTGGGACCGGTTCAGGTGTCATGGTACCTTCGTCCATAGCTTCTTCATCATCCGCCTCCAGGTACTGTCTTGCTGGAACATCAATTTCCGCCACATACGCCCGTCCTGCGGCGG